GCAGGTGTGGGGTAGCGTCACTGGTGCAACTGCTCCTGCGTTTGCTGACCAGTAATAGGAGTCCGTCATGCAATATGACGTATGGGCAGTAACGCCTGCGACGGACGATGCCTATTATCGGGCAAATGCGTCTATTGCAGGCGCAGGTTCTTTGCCTCTGCTAGCTAATACCGCCGGGCCTAACGGGTACGGGTACAAGGTCATCATCACCTCGGCTGGTGATGACTCCGGCATCACTTTCACCATTACCGGTATCAAAGTTGGTGATCTTACTAACACGGTGGTTAGTGAGACGTTGACTGGGCCTAATGCCACGACCGTCACTTCGTCTAACTACTACGCCCGTGTTAACAGCATCACGGCTAGCGGTGCGTCGGCGGGTAACGTCAAGATCGGTACGACGGGAAGTCTTGCTCTTCCCCGGACCCGGATCAAAGGGTTGTACTACGTTGGAACTGGCAGCGCAGGTTCTATCAAGTTCAACACCAATGATCTTGCGGCGAACCTTAGACTTCAGGTCAACACTCCTGCATCTGCTACGGCTGTAAATAGCCTGTATATGGCAGCAGAGGGTATCTTGACTACGCTTAGCACTAACCAAGATTATTGTGTAGTGACGCTAACTAACGTCACGTACTGCACAATTATTTGTGGATAAGCATGAAGACGCCAGCATGGCAGCGCAAAGAAGGCAAGAATCCCTCTGGTGGTTTGAATGCCAAAGGGCGCGCCAGCTACAACAAAGCCAATCCTGGGAAGCCGGGGCTCAAAGCCCCGCAGCCGGAAGGGGGCTCCCGACGCGACTCTTTCTGTGCCCGGATGAAAGGCATGAAGAAGAAACTGACTTCCGCGAAGACCGCGAATGACCCAAACAGTCGGATCAACAAATCACTTAGGGCATGGAAGTGCTGAAATGAGCGACATTCAACTGACTGACCGCGAGCGGGCGATAGCCAAAGAAGCTGCGCGATTGGCCCTTGAAGAGATGTCTTCCGAGTTCTACAAAAAGGTCGGCAAGACTGTTGTTGAGAAGTTGTTAATTGGGATTGGCCTGTTGGCTGCGGGCTATGTGTTTGGTAAGGGCTGGATCATAAAGGTCTAACATGCCTTCCAAGACCAAAGCTCAACACAATCTCATGGCTCTTGTAGCCAATGACCCTGCTGCTTCTAAACGCCTTGGCATCCCACAAAAGGTTGGCAAGGAATTCATGCAGGCCGATAAGGGCCGTAAATTCAACCAAGGTGGCGAAATGAAAGAATCGAAAGCTATGATGGGTAAAGAGATTGCCTTTATGAAAAAGAAAGGTGCTCCCAAGTCCATGATCAAACATGAGATGGCCGAGGCCGGGATGAAGAAAGGCGGCTACGCCAAGAAGATGGCGTCTGGCGGTCTTGCTGCTGGTCACAAAGCTGCTGACGGTATTGCCAAAAAAGGCAAGACCAAAGGTATGCAGGTCCGTATGATGGGCGGCGGGAAGTGCTGATATGCCTAACTATCGTAAACCTACCGAAAAAGAGCGGGCTAAGTTAGAACAGTCCCGTGAGATGATGCAGAAAGGTATTGCTGGTGAGCAAGACTTGCTGTCTCGCCTGATGCCTACGATGGCTAAGTCTGCCCGGGATGAGATCCGTGCAGCCAAGGCTATGCGTGAGTCTGTGCCTGAATCCGCCCGAGAGTACGAGGCTTATCAAGAAGCCGGATACGCCAAAGGCGGTTCAGTTAGCTCTGCATCTAAGCGGGCAGACGGTTGCGCTCAGCGTGGCAAAACCAAGGGCCGGATGATCTAGGAGATCACGATGCTCGCATCTCGCGGTATGGGCGCAATCATGCCCAGTAAGATGCCTAAGCCTAAGCGCAAACAGCGCCGGGATGACACCGCTTTCTACGAGTATGCAGAAGGCGGAGAAGTATGGGATAAGCCTAGGCCGAAAGGTTTAGGCAAGTCTCAACCTTTGTCAACCAAGCAAAAGTCTAAAGCCAAAGCTATGGCTGTTGCTGCGGGGCGTCCGTATCCAAACCTTGTTGATAACATGCGGGCCTCTAAGAAATGACCACCTCCGGCACCACGCTATTCAACTTAGAATTTTCGGAAATTGCCGAGGAGGCGTGGGAGAGGGCTGGCCGGGAAATGCGGTCAGGTTATGACTTGCGTACAGCCCGCAGGTCTATGAACCTGATGACGATAGAGTGGCAGAACCGTGGTATCAACATGTGGACCTTTAACCAAGGTGCCATTACGTTGACTCCCGGTCTTAATACGTATGCCCTCCCTTTAGATACGATTGACCTGTTAGAGCAGGTTATCCGGACGGGTGCTAATTCCTCTTCCACACAGGCTGACTTAAACATCACTCGTATTAGCGTATCTACATACGCCACGATCCCCAATAAGTTACAGCAAGCCAGACCTATTCAGGTTTGGATTCAGAGACTTTCAGGATCTGTAAGCCCGACAGGGGCTACGTTGTCGGGATCTATCAATGATTCCACGACGACGATCACTTTAAGCTCTACTGCCAACTTACCGTATGCCGGGTTTATCCGGATTGATAACGAAGATATTGCTTACGGATACCTAGACGGGAATACACTAGGTAACGTATTTAGAGCACAGAATGGGACAACCGCTGCGTCTCATACAAGCGGTACGGCTGTCTACAACCCGAATCTGCCTGCTATTACTGTCTGGCCCACACCGGATAATACGCAGACGTATCAGTTTGTATATTGGTACTTAAGGCGCGTACAGGACGCCGGAGCAGGTTTACAGACGGCAGATATGAACTTCAGGTTCTTACCTTGCTTAGTAGCAGGGCTTGCATATCACATTGCAATGAAAGTGCCTGAGCTTATGAACCGTGTACCTATGTTGAAAGAGGTATACGACGAGCAGTTCAATATTGCAGCCGGGGAAGACAGGGAGAAAGCTGCCGTACGTTTCGTTCCGAGGCAGATGTTCATTGGCGGCGCTAGCTCGTAATCATGGGGAATCAATTTGCTAGCGGCAAAAAAGCGATTGCAATGTGTGATCGCTGCGGCCAGCAATTTAAACTTCATAGATTAAAAGAAGAGATAATCAAGACAAAGAGATACAATCTTCTTGTATGCGAAGAGTGCTGGGATCCGGATCACCCGCAGTTGCAATTAGGGATGTATCCTGTAGATGACCCGCAGGCTTTGCGTAATCCAAGAAGGGATACGACGTATGTAACGTCGGGGACGAATGAAGACGGGTTCCCTTCCGGTGGGTCTAGGGATATACAGTGGGGGTGGAACCCGGTTGGCGGAGCAAGTTCTAGTGACGCTGGATTGACGCCCAACTATCTTGTAGCCATCACATCTGTTGGAACTGTGTCAGTAGTAACAACGTAGGAGTTATCATGGACGCCAAGAAAGCGGTTCACAAACACGAAAAAGCGATGCACCCCGGTAAACCTCTTACGAAGTTCGCCAAGGGTGGCAAGACCAATCTCCAGATGAAAGAAATGGGTCGGAACCTTGCTAAGGTTGCTAACCAGATGAAGTCTGTTCGTAAAGTGCCCAAGGCGGGGATCTGAGATGAAGAAAGATTCTAATCAGCCCAAACCTGCCCCCAAGGTAGACCTTAAGAATTCTGGCTATCCGGAAAAGAACGTTAAGACTTCCGGAGTTAAGATTCGCGGTACTGGGGCAGCAACTAAAGGTGTAATGGCCCGGGGGCCGATGGCGTAAGCTATGCAGTACACAGAGTTAGCAGCAAATGTTGAAGACATCATTGAGAACACTTTCACTGATGCTCAGATGGCTATGCTGGTCCGGCAGGCCGAACAGAAGATCTACAACACTGTTCAGATTGCCAACCTGCGTAAGAACGTCTACGGACAATTTACCGCTAACAATCAGTACTTATCGGCTCCTACGGACTTCCTGTCTGTTTATTCCCTCGCGGTCATTACCGGGGTAACAGGCGGAGATATCAACACTGGTACATATACGTACCTGTTGAACAAGGATGTTAACTTCATCCGTGAAGCCTATCCTCCTCCGAACTCGACAGGTAAACCTCAGTATTACG